ATGAAAAAAATATTTATTTTAACAGGATTACTAGTGACAACTAGTTCTTGTACATACGATGATGTAGTAGCCTTTTTAAATGGGCAAACAAACAATTTGACTGAAGCAGAAAAACAATCAGTAAGAGAATATCAAGATTCTGGAATGGCTTTAGATGAACTTGAGAAAGACAAAGGTACTTTAACACCACCCAAGCACTAACATTGCCTGAACTAAAGTAAACAAACAAGTAAAAATGAAAAAAAGAATAATAGCTTCTGTTTTAGTGTTGCTCTCTGCGATGTTTCCGTTTGTGGATAATTTGATTAATTATTTTGGATGTGATAATTTCGCAATAGATTTTGCTCAAAAATTTGGACATCAAAATTTTTACAATTTCCTGTATTGTATTGGTGCCGCTACAACTCCTATATTACTAACAATCGCATCACGTCTTAAAGCATATTTTTCAAGCTATATAGTCTTGATTTTTGCTTATTCAACAGATTTTTTTTGGTTGTTTTCAAGTCATAAATCTTCATTTGATTTTTCCTATATGTATGGTGGACTGTTCACCATAGGTTTTGTTATTGCTTCTATTTTCTTTTCTAAAAACTTACAAAAGGAAATATCTAGAAATAAATTAATCGAGTTGTTGCTTAATGAAAAATTCAAAGTGAATGAATGATTATGAGAAATTAACCTTGTTATTTTACGAATATCAGAAACAATTTGATTTATCAGAGATAACAAAGGAGGAATATAACAAAAAATTAGATGAAATTTTTGTTCAGTTGAAAAAACTGGATTTTAAAAACTCAAATAATGCCTTTAATGACTTTGTCTTTAAAACAAAATGATGCTCAAAATGAGCATCATTTTTATTTTATGGCAGTATCCTTGTCTTCAATATTTAAAATTTTCTTAGCTTCATTTAATTTTTCAACTAACAGGTTTCGAGTCATTAATTCGTGTGTCTCTTTAATTTCTCTTATAGGTAAATCGTTTAATCTCTCTAATATAACTTTTGTTAGGAATTCATTCTGTTTTTCTAAAAACTCAATTCTTTCCCTACTTGAGTTATTATTATCAGTTTGAATTTGTTTTTCAAGTAGAAGCAAATTGTTTTTTAAAACAACTATTTGTTTTTCTTTTAAAGCAAGTAATTCGTTTAATTCTCTAATTTGTAAATTCTCATCCTCAATAAGAACTGTAGAAGAATTACTTCTCCTCATAAAATCTCCATTTCCTTCAAAAAGCCATTCCTTATTTATATTGTACTTGTCTGCAAATGTATTCATTTGTATTTGACTTAGTCTTTTGTTCTTAATCGCCTTATTTACGCCATCAGAAGTCAAATTAAAGAGATCAGATAGAGTTTTATAGCTTAATCCAAGGTATTTCCGGGCATGTTCTAGTCTTTCAAAAGCGTCAATCATTGTCTAATAAATCAAATAAATATTCGTTTGTCTTTAAAAATATTGAAAAGTATTTTTTTGTATTTAAAAATATTATATATTTGTCATATACAAATCTACTAAAAATAATCCGATTGTTGGATTTGATAAATAAAAATAATAATATGTACGAGTTTATTAACAACAAATTATCCATACCTGCAAAACTTATCTACCAAGATTGGTCATTAGTAAGCTATGACAATTACAAAAAAATGTGTGTTAATGGCAAACTAACTCGTACCAAAGAAGGGCGTGGGAAAGACAACACGGCTTATGTAGCCGTTGAGTCATTGCCTATTCATAATGGAATTGACTACAAAGAAATTTGCATACAGAAACTAGGGCAATTTCCTACCAATGAACAAAGTTATTTGACGTGCATTTTAGAGAAAATGTTAGAGAAAAATAGATTAGATGTCGCTTTTTTCGCCAATCATAAAAAACCAAACGGTCAAGGATTGTCTTTTGAAAAACAAATTGAAGGCGTTAACTCAATTATGCTTTTAAGAGCAATTGAAAGGCTTTTTAAATCAAAAAACTTTTCGCCTAAGTCTACAAAAACGTGGAATGAAATCGCAAACTCATTAAAAGAGTTGTCTTTTAAAATGACTTTTAAACTCCCTTTAAACGGGCGCTCACTTGAAAGAAAATTCAAGGAGTATTTAACCGACGATGTAAAATGTATTGTTCACAAAGGAGAAGGTCATAAGAACTCAACAAAGATAAAACAGGAAGTATCTGATTGGTTAATAGCTACTTATGCTCTTCCTACTAAAATAACCATCCCAAAGCTAACAGATTTGTATAACGAAATCCGACTAAAAAAAGGATGGAAATCTTTAACGAATCAAGCCGTGTACTTGCATTTAGAAGAACCTGAAAATATGCGTAAATGGATTATTTCACGCGACGGGCTGGAAGCTTACCGTAATAAGTTTGGTCATAAACTTCAAATTGACAAAACAGATAATTTCCCTAATGCGTATTGGCTTTTCGATGGTTCTAAATTAGATTTTATGTACCTACAAGAAGGAGACATAGTTGCTAAACTTAAAATTGATGTAGTTATGGACTATTATTCTGAAAAAATACTAGGATGGTCAGTACTGGAAACGGAAAACATAAAAGGACACATCGAGGCTATTGGTGGAGCAATTAACACGGCGGGCGCACGTCCTTATTTGATTACTTACGATAATCAAGCGGGGCACAAGTCGGCACGTATGCAAGAATTGTACACCAATTTAGTTGCTAAAGAAGGAGGCACACATTACCCGCATAAAGCCAAGCACCATACCAACCCAATTGAACAAGTATTCAATAGACTGCAACAGCAAGAAATATCTACTTGGTGGTTTTCAGATAAACAAGGTGTGAAAGTTCGAAGTTCAAAAAATAAAATGAATGCAGACTTCATACTTGAAAACAAACATTTACTACCTACAATGGAAGAAGTTATAAAAGCTTGGGAAATATCTGTAGCACGTTGGAACAATGCTCCACATCCAAAGATGAATTGCACTCGAAACGAAGCTTACACACATGAAATAGGCGTACAAGAAGAAATCAACCATTTAGAGCAAGTACAACTGTTATGGTTAGAAGAAACTAAGCAGATAACATACAGAGGGAATGGCATCACGCTTAAAATAGGTAAAAAAGAGTATTCGTTTGAAGTGTATGATGTCAATGGAGACATCGATTTAGAATTTAGATACAGAAATGTAAACAAAAAATTTAAAGTTAGATACCACCCTGAGTATCTAAACGATTATGTCCAACTCTTAGAGGTAGACGAAAAAGGGAAGAAAACGCTTGTTGCTTGTGCTGAGCCAAAAAGAGGTCATAAAAATATCCCTATAACCATGAGCGAAGGTGATAAAACGTTGTGGTTAAATGACTACAAAATACGTCAAATCGAAGAAGAAAGGGATATACGAGAAGCTAGGAAAATTGCAGAACGTGCAGGTATCACGAATGAAAAATTAATCGAGGATCAAACACTTACCATCAAGTTTGGCGGTTCAGCCTCTAAAGCAGAACGCGAAAGAGCAGAAGATGTTGTTCAATTCTAAAACTATATTAAAATGACTAACGAACAAAAAAAACAAATCCAAGAAGAAGTTATCCGTCAGGTATCTTTAAGTTCTCAGGTAAAAATTGCTAACAAGGCTGGTGTATCAAATGCCACAATAAGCCAAATGATAAATGGTAAGTGGAAGTCAATCGCCGATGAAATGTGGCGTAAGGTAAAAATAAAATTAAAGATTGAGCTTGATTGGGTAACTGCACCAACTGAAAACTTAAAAAAATTAACTGATTATTTGATAGAAGCACAAAATCAAGGGATAAGTTTTGCGGTTAGCGATGAGGCAGGAGTGGGAAAAAGTGAAGCGTATAAGCTTTATTCTAAAATGAATAAAAATGTTATTTACGTAGAATGTAAAACAATTTGGAACACTAAAGACTATATGCAAGCTCTTGTTACTGCCTGTGGGTTAGATGATTATGGAACAACAAAAAAGCTTTCAGATAGATTCACGGATTATTTGGCTGAGTTAGAAAATCCAATAGTAATCATCGACCAGATAGACAAATTAAAAGACGGTTCAATGGAATTCTTCATTGATGTCTACAATGACCTTTCAAATAGTTGTGCTTTTTGTCTAAGCGGTGTACATGCTTTTGAAAAGCGAATCAAAAGAGGCGTAAGCAGGGATAAAACAGGTTATAAAGAGATTTTTTCAAGAATAGGTAAAAAGTTCCTACATCTAAAGAAAATAACCATTGAAGACGTAAGAAGTATTTGTAATGCAAATGGCGTTACCGACCCCGAAGAAATTGACTCCATCTTTTGTAAATCAGATAATGACCTACGAAGAGTAAAAAAAGAAGTTCAAAATTATTTTATAAAACAAAGAAATAAAAATGCTAGCTAACCCCAAAACTACTGTAACTAAAAAAACAAAAAAGAAAGGAGGTAATGCTGTAAAAAATGCGGATGCGTTGCTTAAAAAAAAGTTCGTTGAAATCAAAATTGAAGATCAAAATCTGAAAGCACATTTGGGCGAACCCCAACTAGGTAATTCACACTGGTTTATTTTCGGCGATTCGGGGGAAGGAAAAACCTCTTATACATTAGCTGTGGTCAAAGAGTTGACTAAAAATTACAAAGTACTTTATAACACTTTGGAAGAGGGCGACAAAAAATCATTCCAAAACGCCATTAGAAGGACAGGTTTGAAAGGAAACAAAAATTTCTTATACATACAAGCAAATTATGAACAAATAATAGAGCAATTACTAAAAGAAAAGCAACCAAAAATTGTCGTAATAGACAGCGCTCAGTATTTGTTTAGAGGAAAGCAGGTGCAACATTATGCGAATCTAGTTAACAAATTCAAAAACACCACTTTCATTTGGATTAGCGGTGCAGATGGAACAAAACCAAAAGGCAAAATAGCCGATGACATCAGATACGACTGCGATATTGTCATTTTCGTAAAAGATTTTAAAGCCGAAATTAAGAAAAACCGATTTGAAGCCAACGCAAGTTATATAGTGTGGGAAGAAGGATATAAACAAACCCTATTAAAATAAAAAAACTATGGATATAAACGATTTAAAAAAAATAGTAGAGGATTTGAACCAATGGCTTTTAAATCCAGCGAATAAAAATCATGCGGATTACCGATTAAAAGAACACGACCGTAATTATTACGTATCGAAAATCATAGAAATAGAAGAATTACAACTTAATACAGAAGAAGATGAATAACGAATCACCCAGACGCTCAATAGCCGAAATCAAAAAAGAATTGGAAGAGGCAGAATTTTTAGAAAGAAAAGAAGCCTATACTAAAAGATTGAATTACGAAAGTATTAAAAACACAGCTGTTACTGAATTATGTAACAAAGCGCTCCAGTTATCAAATTCAATAGCTTCATTTAAGAAAGAAAGTTTTGAAGAAATAAATGCACTGCACGAAATTTTAAAAGACTACTCCCAGCGCCACGCTAATGGCTTGGGAAATTTCAGAGTACATTACGGTAATTTCCGAGTAAACTATAAAAAGCAAGGTCGTCCAACCTTCGACGAAAAATCAACAGAAGCTGAGGGGTTTATTAAGGATTTTGTGACATCAAAGTTTGAGAATGACGACGACGTGAAAGATTTGATTATTTCACTTTTAGAAAGGAAAAACGGTGAATTTGATATTAACCTTATTCAGAAACTCTATAAAATGGAAGACCGATTTGATGATGCAAACTGGAAGCAGGGAATAAAATTAATGAAAGAAAGTTATAGTTATGAGTTCTCCAAGGATTACATAACCTTCGAACAAAAAGGCAAAGACGGTAATTGGAAACAAATACCTCTGAGTTTTTCAAATATTTAAAAAATAGGTTTTTTGGTTGGTTTCCCCACTAGTTTAAATGGTAAAACAGGACAATAGTCAAAATGCAGGTTCGAATCCTGTGTGGGGAGCAAAAAAATAAACAGAACATGACAACAAATACACTACAAGAACAACAAACGTGGGATTTATATTTTGAATATTGCTCAAAGTACTCGAGTAATTCAAATGAATTACAATTACTCTTAGCAAGTCCAGCGGTCAACAATTACTTCATTGCTCAATTGAATAAAATCAACAGGCTTTTAAATACTTTTAAAAGTGGTTTAAAACCACGTTTAAAAGAAATGATGATGAAAGATGTTTTGCAATTCTACAGCAGACCCTTGATAAATCAAGCTTTAAAAACAGAAGAAAAACACTTGTTTCCTTTAACATTTTTGAACTAATGATATCCATTCTACTAAAATCAAACATTCCCTTTATAGTGGTACGTTATAAGGTTGTTTTGAAATTTATATCTGATATAGCGCATTATGATTATGAGTTATTCATTTTGAAAAAAGATAAAAAACAAGTCGAAGAACTAACCCAGCGAAAAACCGTAACGGAGTTTGTAGACGAAATAGAAAGACACAGACTCCCTGACCAAAGGCTTTGCTGGATTCCTTTGCAAAAAGGAGATATTAAGGCTTTAAAAAAAAATCTGAATCATTTTCACAAAAAAGACTTCGATACAGACGGGTTGGTTTTAGAACCAAAGCCCCAACCATCTTTAAAGACCAAATTGAATGCGACTAGGAAAAACAAAAACAAAACCCAATGATGGCACCACCATCTTTGAAGAAATGAAACTAGCAAGGAAAAAAGCCTTGGAAATTTCTAAAAACAGAATTGAGACTAAACCTATAAAATACCTTTTAAAACGATGAAAACAAAAAAACCACCTATTTACGACCCAAACGGCGAAATAACGCCGTTTCAAATACAAAGCATACGCCAGCTATGCAATTTCAATGAAGAAGAAAAAAACAAGCTTATCCTCCAAGCAACTAACGGTAAAACATCTAGCTTAAAAGCTTTAAAACAAGCCCAAGCGATTGAAATCATCAAACAATTCTCAGGCAATGAGAATAAAACCATCGCTAAACAAGTTGTGACAGAATTTTGGGCGTATTATTATAAAGAAAACACACAACACAGATACATCTTATCCCTGCTTATCCAACTGGGTTGGAGCGTCAAAAGCAACAAATATGGAGAGATTGCTGATTTGAATAGATTTTCGGACTGGTTAAAAAGTCGCCGTTCGCCTGTTCAAAAACCGTTAAAATCAATGTCACCTGAAGAAATAAGTAAAATTATTTCAGCATTAGAAAGTATGATAGTTAAAAATTATGAATTACTGTAAAAATGATTTTACCAAAATTTGTCCATGTCGCACTTACTGCGAAAATTACAACTGCAGTCCCATAGAACAAGAAAACTGCGATCATAAAGAAACTTATTTAAGCGTGCTAAATGCCACACACACCTGCGAAACCACCGCCCTAAAATGTTTGCATTGTGGCAAATTAGTAACTAATCCTAAAACAGACTGCAGATGAAAATCACGTTAAAAATAAATGCCGACAGCATATCGGCTGTCAATAAACTGACCCATCAAATAGTTTATAATTCTAGTCCTGATAAAGAAGTAAAGCTAGTACAAAGCATCTGCTTTGATCTAGCGAAGAAATTTCAAAAAGCTCATCAGAACTCAATCGAAAACAACAATCTTTTTGATAGCTCCAAAAAGCAAACTATCAATCTTAAATACCACGAAGCTTATGCACTAGAAAAAATGATAATGCTACTCATTCAATCTGTAAACGATGATTTAGCTCGAAATAGCTTAAATAAAATAAAGGACTTTATTAATCAAAAAATTGCATGACTTACTGCGAGCTTCGAAAACGAATAGAAAAAGTAAACCAAGAGCTACGCCAGCAAGGCTACAACTGGGATGCAATAGAGCTTTTTTGGGATGAAGTAATTGAAGAAACAAAAAATAAGAATGGAACAAAAAGAACAACTCACCATTTACACCATCAAGAGTAAAACCGATGGATTTATATGGCTGTTTAAATATGATTTAAACGGCGTTTTTAAAAGCTTTGAAATATTAGATGGCGAATTATCACCCAAGCAATATCAATGGCTTTTTTGCTCAGGTCGTTTCCCTGGTAAACAAATGATCATTGAAGCTTGGAAACAACAGTTAAAATCCAATTTTGAAATCATAAAAGCAGAACCAGTTATCGATTTTGAAACCTTTTGGAATACTTACCCAAAAAACGAGCTATCAAAAAAGAAAATTGCCCGCGACCGCTGGGAGAAACTCAAAGACGGTGAGAAAATTAAACTAATGATGAACCTACCCGAGTATAAGAAACTCAAAACTAAAGAAGGGACAGCCTTTCCTTATGCAGAAGTGTTTATCAATCAAAGGTGGTGGGATAAGTAAAAATTAAAACCAATGACAACAGACAAATATATCAATGATAACAAAACAAAAACCTTTAAAAAAGGAGATAAAGTTGTAATGCACTCTTGTATAGAAGCTAATTATCACCTGCATAAAGGTAAAATTTGGACAACTCAAACGAATAGTTACATCGATAGGCATCAGGACGAAGTAGTTCTTCTCGAATGCTTTAGTGGGAGTTTTTTAACGAAATATCTACAATTAGTAAATTTATAATTTAATCATATAGCAATGTCAAAACAAACAGTAACAGTAAAAGTCGAAATTCACTTTAAAGAAGGAAAAAGAACAATTCTAATGGAACTTAAAGAACCACACGAAATTGAAGATTGTGAAGAAGGGAAAGCCGTAATGTTCAATTTGCGTAATGGCGAAACTTACACAGGAATTTTTAAGGGGATGGATGGAGATATTATGCTTGGTTCTTTAAGTGGTGGTAGTACTATTAGCTTAAAAGTTAATTGGGTAAACGATTATTTCGAGCAGGTAGGTTCCTAGCCATTTTTGCTAACGTTCGAGTGCTTTCGGATAATCACAAAAATTAACAAATATAAAACCAACATCATAGTTTGCTTTAACTCGCTTTTTTGGCAATGCTATGTTAGTAGCTGTATTAATTATGAAACCTGAAAAAGATAATTTAAAAGCTGAAATAAAACATAGATTATCATTACTTGAAGAATCTATGACAGAAGAATCTAAAAAACCACAAGACGAAAATAATATCTATTGGTTTTTAGCTCAAGAACATTCAGCTAATAGTGAATTTTTAAAACTTATCGATATTTTCGGAAATAGAATTGGATTTGAGGAATTTGAAGTTTCAAAATTCACTCCGATTTTAGATTACGAAACAAAAGAACCTTTAAAAATTGGCGATAAAGTTGAAGATCCAAATCGAAAAGTTTGTGGAACTTTGATTTTCGATGATTATAACAATAAATATTTAATAAAAACGGAAACAGGAGGAAATCATCATGCAACTACTTTTCATAAAATAGAAAGTTTTTATGATTACAATGTTGATTCTTCAAAGGCAGAATGTAGAGCACGACCTCATAAAAAGCGTTGGTAGTAAATATAGCTACAAACGTCAATGCTTTACGCTGTTGTATAATCTCAAAATTAAAATGTTCAAAAAATGTTCTGGAACACTTCAAACTACCTTTGCCATTTCCTTACTGATTATATTAACAGAAAGCTACTGAAAAAACAGTAGCTTTTTTTGTACATTTGTTTATAATAATAAAGCACGTAAAATTATTGAAATATGAAAAAAATAATATTATTGTTATTTTTAAACTTGAGTTTATTCGCACAAGATTTTGCTAAGGATTCAGTAATGGGAAGCCAACCCATAGCCATTCTAAAACTAAAAAACACTAAAGTATTTATAGCTCAAAACAAAGAGCTAACAAAACCTTACATCAAGCAAAAAGACGGTTCTTTTGTTTCAAACGGATTGCCTTCGGTACAAATTCATCTTGATAAAGCAAAACACACCATTGGTAGTCCAATAGATTATGTAGATGTGTTGTTTGATAAATTAAGTGCAGGTGTGGGTGGTTCAAATGAAATTTTAAATTTGGACAATACAAGAGTCTTGCTCCAATCCAAGAATCACCAAAAAGACAAAAAAATGCAACTTTATATGTTTTATCCTTTATCGGATAGGTTTTTGAATTTTAATTTTGTTTTTGACTATACAACTGATGCCGACCGAAAGCAAAAAATAAAAGGCGTTGAAGAAATAATTAAAAAAGGTTTAATCATTATTGAAGATTACTACAGTAATCATAAAATTTAAGCTCGCAATTGCGGGCTTTTTTTTTGCAATTTATTTCGTTCTTTAGTATTTTTGCCTATATGTCTAAAGAACAAAGATTTGAACAACGAAATGCCTATGTAAGAGACTTGTTTTACAAGACAATGGCGAAATACCCAAAATGGCGTGTAGAATGCGTTATTGAGGAAGTTGCAAGCAAAGTGTTCTTATCTGAAAGGACAGTAAACGCCATCATTAGCCACGAGGGAATTTATGGCGGTAAAGAAAAGAAAAACAGCCAAGACCCTAATCAAATTTTAATGGCATTTTAAAAGGCTTTAAAAATTGGTTTAAAAATTGGTTTAAAAATTGTATACTTGCTGTTATAAAACAGATTACTCTCACTCAGTATAAAAATGCAGCCTCGGCTAGTTCGAAGCAACCTAAGAAGCGGAAGCCCCATAAAAGGGGCTTTCGTCATTTTAAAACATTTAGTAAATAAATATAAGATTACATTTTACTTGCTAAAAATTCAGAAACAAGCTCTTTACTTTCTTTGACACCATCTGCATCAAGCCCTTTTTTATACGCATTTTCGGCAAATACTTTACCACTTAAAGCAGGATTGTTGGCAAATGCGCCTTTGCTTTTTATTTTTGAAATATCTTTGCTTACTTCTTCATCGGTTTGGGTTACATTACAACGGCATCCCCAATCATTGGGTGGTAAATGTTTTTCCCAAAACGGGTGCTTTAGTGGTAAAATTAACCCGTCCCAAGCTCTGTGTTCTTCACGGGTTCGTCCGTCGTTTACGGCATTGTATTTTAGATTTGGGTACAAATCCGCATCGGCTTCAAATTGTTGCCATTGTTGCGCCATATTCGCCACAGCTACGGTTTGGTGGTATTCAGTTTGCAACCAACGACGGTTGTAATCTAAATGCAAATCATCGGCTAATTTTTTAAACTCACTCCAGGGCGTAATTTTACCATCTTGAATAAGTAAGGTTTCTAATTGGTTTTTGAAACTAACCGCCTTGAATGCTGAAAAATCCGCAATATTTTTCTTAAACGAAACCGCTAAAGCTTCATCATACATTTTAAATTTAGCTGAATAACCTACATCAACGGCTTTGGCTAGTTCCTGATAGTAGTAGTCAAATAGTTTTTTTTGCATTTCTGCAGTAACTTCTCTATCATCGAACAATTGACGGATATAGCTCGTAATAAGCCTGCTTAAAAAATCGTCTTCCGCTGTATTATTAAGCTTCACAACTTCATGAGTACAGCAATTGGTACGATAGAATAATTTAAGCAGGCTTAACGCTTTTTCCGTTATTTGGTATTGGGGCATTTTGGACGGGCATCGATTCAATTTCTACACCGTACGTGCCTTCTATATAGTTTTGGGTCAATATATACCCATTGGTCAATAATTCACTATCAATAGTAATTTGCCTTTCAGGGTCTTTGGTTTTTTCGATGCTTATTTTTGCGTTATCGGGTATTTGATACCCTAACAAACGCATAGCTGGCACTAACTTGTTATTCAAGAAAGACAGCATTTTCTTTTGGTCAAACTTGATTAAACGCATTAAAGTATTTTCGTGAACCTCTCCTTGTGATTTTGACGAACCATTTTCGGTCGTCATCGTTTGATGTAACACTAATTTTGATAATTCAGCATCTAAGGCTTTAATTTTTTGATAAAAGACATTAAAGGCATCGCTTTTACTGTTTTCTTTTATATCCACTTCGGTGCCTATAGGGAAAACACCATAAGGTGCTGAACCCATTTCTTCCAACCATCCCGCAACCTCATTTTTAACTTGCTCGCTTTGCGAAGCTATTTTAGCAATACGTATAGGTACGCCAAATAACTCTTCAAATTCGTCCCAGCTTCCCCAAGAGTGGCGTTTTAAAATGGCGTAAGGTGCAGCCTTTTCAAACAAGCCTATAGAGTTGTAAAACTTAGCATATAGTAGAACATCCTCAACATCGGAAACATCTATACCCGTATTAGCATAGACATCCGAAATTAAAATCTTCTTGTTCGGAACTATAAAGCTTCTATCAATTAATTCTACTGCTTTTATCTTTCCTTTTTCAAACTCCTTAATCCATACAAAAGTTTCACCTTTATAAGTCGATTTATGAGCAATTTCTAACACATCGTCAAACCAAACTTGGTCTTCAATAAGTTTGGTTAAATTTTCATCTTTAACGTCGTCAATTGAAAAAATATAGTTTTCATTGACACAGCTAATAGTTCTATCCTCGGAAATACCTGTCAAATGTCCATCAAGTTCAATGTCTTCATAAACTTCTTGTATTGGGTTGTTCCTTGGCATTTCCGAATTATAATATGCAAATCTAGCCGATTGCCAATCGGTAATTTCCTTACGCCATAACCTGCGTTGACGACGAATGACATCAATCATAAGATTAGTAACTTTCTCAATATTTTTATTATCAATACTAGAAAGACTAATATTTTTAACAGCATTACCTGAAAGGTTTACCGTATTTTTTATTTTATTGAATTTTTGATTTTTTACCTTGCTCATCGGTTAAATATTTTGTCTAATTCTTTTCGAACCTTGTTACTAATTTTTGTGTTTAAATAATGGGATTTACCCATAAATTGACGTTTCGGCATTCCGTCTAATCCCTCGTTATGACGTTGTGCATATTCCTTGTAAGTAGTAAAATGTACTTGCTTACTACCTAAACTTATGCTATAACGGAAGGAGTTCTTTAGTTTGTCCCCACCTGTAGCGTGACCAACTAATAGTGCTCTATCTTTTATCTTACTGCCGTAGCGATTCAAGTTCCCCACGCGTCCCACACGATTGGTTCTGTAGCGGGTAATATCTCGACCACGTTCATCTTCTGTTTTGCGAGCTTCCCATTTTTTTGTGCTGGTATCGGTGAAACCCTGGTCCTGAAAGTTCTTTTGGATGAAGTTTTTTCCTTCCGTTCCAATCACTCGCAACGCTTTGTCAGGTATTTCTCTTGAAGCTTGCTCTAACAATCGTTGCAATTCTCGTAGGTCAGCCATTTAAAAGTGATTTTGATATTTCTTATTACTCCCTAATTTCAAGAAACTAGCAGGCGTATCGGCTGTACCATCCGCATTGGTGTCAATTTTACGGATTGGTAAAGGCGGTTTTATTTTGCCTTCCGAAATCTTCTCCAACCAAAGCATTGCCTCATTATAACGAGTTTTAGCTACCTCGTTAAACGCCTTGGTACGACGGGTGTATATTTCGTGTATCACAATCCCTTTTAAATGTTTTAAAACCGATTTGTTTCGAGCTTTACCAGTCGCACTAAAAATAGCTTCCGTATCAAAATACTGATACAAATAACCCGACATTAAGTCTATGCTTTCGTCTATAATATCCGTAACAATGGTGTCGTCATTATTGATAATTTTGTTTATAATTTCATCCAGTGCTACGGTTTTTAATTCTGCTTTTTGTAAAAACATAATCAAGGATTTAGGGTTAATTTTCTTTTTTTATATTTGGGTGAAATGGTTCTGTAAATGTTTGTTGTAAATGTGAGTGTGTAGCTCATTATCGTATTATCTTCGTTATCTGCGGTTTCCTCACTCAATTCTAAAGGCGTAAAAGAATTACCTTTCAAGCCTTCAAGTTTTTCAACAAGCGTATCAATCAAATCAATTTCAGCTAATCCTGTATCAGCATCGCTAGTCCCGTTAAAACTATCCGTCCAACCATCTTTGCAGTATAAAGTTGCTTCCACGGTACAAACGCCTTCCTGTCTATCGTTAGTCATATTTTCCCATTTTATAGACTTAACGGCAATAAGTACCGCCGTCCAATAGGTAGGATAGTTTTCTTTTGGGTTAGAAAATTGCCTTTTGTTCCAATCCACTAACTCGAAACTTCCCGATGCGTTTAACACATCACGCATCTGTATAAATATTTCTTTTCTCGGGGTCATACTCTTCGGGTTTTCTTTCGTTCGCCAATTAAAGGTTTTGAACTGGATGCGCTATTATTTTCAGAATAGCCGTAATACTTTTGAGCAAGCCTAACTGCATTCTCTAAAGTATCAGGGAAATCGTCGTGTGCTTTTGTACCTTTTTCAAAGGATAAAAGTTGGTCAATAGCTGTTTTATAATCGGATTGATTTGTTAATGTTTCATCAAAGCACAATAATCCATTGAAAAAAACACTCGTTAAAGTGGCTTCAATTCTTAAATGTTTATCTAAACCTGTTTGTCTATTTGGTAAAGGCAAATTAAAATAGCGTTGTCTTTCAGCTTCAGCATTAAAAATTGGTAAAAAAACCGCTTCTTGGGATGCAGTTGCGTCATAGAAAGCCAAAGGCATTAAGCCTAAATCTTGATATTTACGCATCCAATTAAAATGTGTTTGAACGGCATCCATTAAATCACATTTCTTGCAAAAAACTTCTAAAACAGTAAGTCTGTTCCCTTGAACTCCTAATAAAACACCCGCTTTATAATCGCCTTCTTTTGTGTAAGATAAATCCCAATGCACTAATAAACCGTTCCAAATAGGGTTGATTACTTTAGTGGTTTTAATCCAATCCTCTTTAAATAGTTTACCCTCTTCTATTGGATTGTTGTAGAACTCACGTTGAAGTGAATAATGGTCAAAAGATTGATGAATTACATCCACATCTTTCAAACTCATACGCTCTGGCCATGTAGGGTTTCCTTTGGCATCCGTTAAATTTATAGTGTGTATTTTGGTGTATGGGCTTTTTTGTATTTTATCAGCCCATTTTTGCATCACACCCACTTTTGTAATTAAATTGTTACTGGCTACGGCACGTCGAATATCTTTACCAAATGCACCTGTCATATCGCCTGTAAGCTTTTCGACACGTTGTTGAACAATACGTTGATTTTCGGCAATTTTTCTATCTTCAATATCATCTACAGAAACATAATCTAAACGATTAGCACCACGTCGTAAACCTCTTATAGGTTGGTCAACTCCCTGTGCTAAAAAAAAGCGTTTGTCCGTTGTTTCAAATTCACCACCTGCCCAATCACCATACTGAACTTGTTGCCCAAAATCTTTAATAATACGCTCGTTGCTTTCTAATTGCAGTTGTAAATCGGCTAATAGAAGTTTTGCTTTATTTTCATTTGCTCCAATAAGAAGCATAAAAAACAATTCATTGTTTTGCTTTAAGGCTAAAGGATTAGCAATATTAGCGTGTACAGATTTCCCAAAACCTCTATAAACCCAACGGAATTGTGTGATTACTCTATTTTTATAGAGTTCTTGATAAAGTTGAATGTGGTATTTGGAACACTTACAATCAGCCACAGCCATCGAAGAACCAATACCAAAGTAGTAGTCAAAAAAATCACTATAATTTTCGGGTTTAAGTAATTTTTGAATACGCCTTTCTTGTTCCTCAGTAGTTTCTGCAACTAAAGTACTAGCCGTAAGTTCACGGATGAATTTTGACCTTTCAAAATACCTTTCTTTTGCCTCTTTAAGTTCTGTTTTAGTCATTTTGCAATAATTCGGTTATGTATTTATCAAAATAAGGACGCATTACCTGTAATTGCGTTAGTACTTCCTCTCTCTTTTTACCTGAAGTATTCCCTGCCATAACCATCATAAATTGACTGAAATCGTCAAAGCTTTCCATCGTATATACGGTTTTCTTTCGACTATCATTTAATCGGTCAAATGCGGCTGATACTTTAGCTAAATCATCAGCTTTGTAAAGTGGTGTTTCTCCGTTTTTCAAGTCACGGACATATTCCAAAATCATTTTTTTAATTTCTGATGGGCGAATGTTATTCAGTTCCTTCTCTTTCTCCCAATCATTCTCATCACGCCAGTTACCAAGCGTTTTGATACCCACTCCGATAATTTCAGATATGTTAGTAAGTGAAAAGCCTTTTATAAATAAATCCTTACCCTGACTTTTCTTATAATCTCTTTCTGTAGCAGTCAAACGTCCGCCTTTATTTTTTGTAGTTTCCATCGATGTATAAATTACCGTTAGGCATAAACTTTACATTTTTAACCTGCATCCCGTCGTATTCAAGGTTTTTCTTAATTTCGATTAATGTTCCCATATAGTCATCATCGTTTAGTATTTGATTGATGCCTACGCCTAATTCGGGGAACTGTTTGTATTCGCCTTTATGAGCCACGAGGATGTGTTCCTGATGCTGTGCATCGGAATTACCGATATTAAAATCGTCACTCGAAAAATCAAGGTCGCCGTCTTGGTCAAGTAAAAAATCCTGCATTTAAAAATCTTTTAAAAGCGTTTTAAAACCGCTATTGTTTCAGCAAAATTCTACTATAAATACACCTAAAAAAAATTGGTATCCAATACTTGTAAAATCACCACACAAGCCTTGTATTTACTGACTACAACGCTCGTGCAAGCATTTTTTTTTGGCTGAAAATCACCACAACTTTGCCATCTCAACAGGAAAGAACAACATAAAAAAATGACGTATGATTTTATTATTAACACAGAAAATGTAAACGAGTATGGCTATCGGATTTTAACAGATGGCATCGATTACGAGCAATACATGCGTAATCCAGTCGTGCTATTCATACACGAAAGGGAATACCAAAAAAGTGGTAAAGAAAAAGGGAGTGCAGTTATAGGTCGCTGTATTAAGCTATACAAAAAAGGAACTGACTTAGTTGCTTCTATCGAATTTGACGAAGCCGACGAATTTGCTCAAAAAATTGCAGGTAAAGTAGCACGTGGATTCATTCGCATGGCATCGATGTACGGCGATGTTAAAGAGTCGTCAATGGATGTAGAACTTTTGCTCCCTGGGCAAACGTATGAAACGGTAACAAAGTGCAAACTTGTTGAAATTTCTATAGTGGATATAGGTGGTAATGACGACGCTTTGAAACTTTCAAAATCGAAAGTGGACACTTTAAAACTTAAAAAAATTACAAATACTGTAGACATGAATTTAAAAACCATAGCCTTAGCGCTTAACATCCCCGCCGATAGTACGGAGGACGTTATTTTAAAAGAAGTGCAGGAATTACGCCTTGCCAAAACCAATGCCGAAACTCGTGCAACCAATGCAGAAACACAACTTAAAGGCATTCAAGAACAAGAAGCGACCCAATTGGTTGATAAAGCTATAGTCCTTGGGTTAATCCCAGAAGCTTTAAAAACGGTTCAGTTAGGTGCTTTTACTAGCGATTTTGATGGACAAAAAGCGGTATTATCTAAGCTTATTTTAGAAAAAGAAACATCGGAAGGACAGCAAGAAGTAAATCAAAAAATTAAAGAAGTGGTGTTGAACGGGAAACCAAATCAAGCATCAAATACACAAGAAACTTTTGATTATCTGCAAAAGTTTGACTCAATCAAACTGGCGAAAATTCAACAAGAAACACCAGAAGTTTACAAATCATTAGTAGCAGACTACGCTAAGGGCGTACGACATAAAAAATAATCTTAAAGCTAAAAGTATATGGCATTAACTAAAGAAATTTGGGTAGCGGATATTAAGGAAAATCCAATCCCTGACAATTCATTTATCAACGCATCAACGGATATGAGTATCCACGTTGATAATAACAAATTACACTTGGCTGAGGCTGGCGTAGAACCAGCGGTGTACGAGGATTACTTTACAGGTAATGAAACTGAATTACCTACACAAGCTATTACCGATATTCCATCGGAGGTAGTTTTGAAAACGTATAGTACAGCTCAAACACGTCACCGTAAATTACAAGAAGTAGAATTGCAATACGATAAGCGTGGTTCTATTATTAACCGTCATAAAATATCTTTAGCCAAAAACATTGGTAAAAGAGCGGCTCATTCATGGGCTCCTACACAAGCGAATTCGTTTAATAAAGTGGTGATTTTAGCTAATGGTGCGTCAGTGATTGAAGCTATTATTGATATGCAAGCATTTTATGCAGGTCTTGACAAAGCAGAAGGATTGCATATTTGTTTAACACCTGCTCATATGGCAAGTATTCGTAAAGAAAACAAAAATCTTTACAAGGATATTTTAAACGGTGAAAAACTGTATGGTTTCACAGTACACCAATATTCACAAAACCCATACTATTCAAGTACTGGAGTAAAGAATCCTTTTGGAACTGCTCCAATTGGTACTGATAAGCAAGCTTCTTTTACTTGGGCTGAGGACGAAGTATTCCGTTGTTTTGGTGACGTTGAAGTATTCCCAACTTTAGGACATTCAGGATTACAAGCCGATATCATATCGTTTGCTCAAAGAGCTTTAGTAGGAAGTATCAGAGCTTCTAATCCTAAATACGGAGGTGCAATATTATAGTATGGCTACACAAACAAGAGCGCAGGAGTATTTTCAAAATACTCCTGATGCAACAAAAGTTTATGAAACTTCGGATGGTTTCGTTTTTGATTGGATGCCTAATGCAATTGCACACGCAAACACTTTAGACGATAAGCAAGTCTTGACATTGGGAAGGGATGGTGATTTAATTTCGGATGATGTTGATGGTTTAGAAAACTTAACAGAAACTCAAATTGAGATTCTTAAAAATGGTTTGGATAAGAAAAACTACAATAGTATCAAAGAAATTGTAAAAGCATTAAACATCGAAACTACTGACCCAAAAGCAGAAACATTAATCAAAGCTTTAGAAGAATACAAACAAAATTTAAATAAGTAATGCGAAATATAAAATACATAGCCGTGCATTGCACCGCCACGGCACAGACTGCCACTATTGATAAAATTCAAACTTACTGGCGTGAACATCTAGGATGGCAATCGCCCGGCTATCATTTTATAATAAAACCCAATGGTGAGGCGGTCATCTTACTAAGCATTGAGAAAGTTTCAAACGGAGTTAAAGGCTTCAATCACGAAACTATTAATATCTCTTATATAGGCGGTGTTGATCCTAAAGGAAAGCCTTTTGATAATCGCACTAAAGAACAAAAGGAGACCCTTTTAAAATTATTGAAAGAATTTAAAAAACAATTTCCTAACGCTATCATTCAAGGGCATCGTGATTTTCCCAACGTAAAAAAAGCCTGCCCAAGCTTCGATGCAAAAAAAGAGTACAAAAATGTTTAAAAAAATAGGACTTGTAGTGTTGGTTTGTTGTCTCTCAATCGCCTGTCGTTCCAGTCGGCAGGTGATTCAAGAGAATCAAAAAACCACAGTAAAAGAAACAAAAGAGAGCTATAGAGATACAACGGTATTTGCTCCAAAGGCTCAAACAAGCCTAAAAATACCTGTAAGTGAATTAGGCATTAAAACAGATTTAAAAGGTATTTCAAAACCATTTAAAATCGAACAAAAAAACGGTCAAGCTACCGTTAAAATCAAAGTGGTTCATGACACTATTTATGCCACTGCTAGCTGTGATAGTTTAGCAATCGTGGCGAAAATAAAAAAGGAATTAATTCGCGACTATCATACTGATTTAAGTCAAAAAAAGGAAGAGGTCAGGAAAAGTTTAGGTTTTAGTTTTTGGAATTTATTATTTGCTTTTATAGCTGGTTTCGCTGTTTGTTACACACTTAAATTATTTAGAATACTATGAATCTACCCAATATAAAATTTAATATTTCCAAAAATGGTTTGGGATTGTTACAAGCCGATATTCAAAAGATACCAGCAATAGTATTAACAGGAGTAACTGTAGCAGGAAGTAATAAGGTACAAGTGGGTACTTCGTATCAAATATTTTCTTTGAAAGAAGCTGAAAATTTAGGTATTGAAAGCACAGGAGCAAATGTCTTTGCCTACAATCAACTTAAAAATTTCTATGCTGAAGCTAAAACAGGCGCAGAACTTTGGGTTATGCTAGTTCCACAAACGGTAAGCATGACCGATATGGCAGACTTGACCAAGGCGTATGCTAAAAAATTACTGGCTGATTCCAAAGGTAAAATCCGTGTTTTAGGTTTTGTGAAAAAATCAAGCACAGGCGAAACCATTACTAACGGTTTAGATGCTGATGTAACGACTGCTGTAATTAATGCTCAGGCACTTTGTGAGGAATCGTCTGATCGTTATTTCCCTGTGCGTGCTATTATTTCAGGAAACAAGTTTAACGGTGTTGTGGCTGATTTGAAAGATTATCAAACAACTGCTTTGAACAAAGTTTCGATACTATTAGCAAATAACGATGCAAGTAATGAGGCATCAATTGGTTTGCTTTTAGGACGTTTAGCAAGTATTCCAACTCAGAGAAAAATCAATCGAGTTAAAGATGGTTCTGTGTCGCCGCTATATGCTTATTTCACCAATGGTAAAGAGATAGAAACGTTGGACACCGCTTGGAATGCGATACATAATAAGAATTATATCTTTTTACGAAGCTTTGCCAACCGTTCAGGTTATTTCTTTACAGGTGATGGCACTTTGACTAGTGCAACTGACGATTTTAACTCTTTGGCTCGTGGCTTAGTCATGGACGAAGCGGTACTGATTGCCTACAATACTTTAGTGGAAGAGTTAAGTGATGAAATAGCCGATACACCTGCAGGAACTATTCATCCCGCCATTGTGAAAACGTGGCAGAATAACATCGAAAATCAGCTAAAAGGGCTGATGGTAGATAAAGGAAAATTATCAGGAGCAAAGGCGCACATTGATGAAAATCAAAACATTTTGAAAACAAACAATTTAAACGTTGACTTGAAATTGTTACCTGTGGGCTATTCAGATTACATAACGGTAAACATAGGATTTACCACAAAAATGGAATAATGGCAACATTTAGCAGTAAGCAATATCGTTGGAAAGATATTACCATTGTTATCGGTGGTAGAATCTTGGAAGGTGTAACCGAGATAGAATACACCGAAAAGCAAGAAAAAGAAACGTTAAGAGGTCGAGGCGAAAAAGGACACGCTATTTTACGTGGGAATAAGGATTTTGATGGTAAACTAACCATTTGGCAAAGTGAATTAGAAGCGATGGTTCAGGATTCGCCCAATAAAGACATTTTAGCCTTGAATTTCGACGTGGTTATTTCTTACATACCGCCTGAAATTGGAATCCCAGTAATCGACATTTTAAAAGGATGCGAGTTTACAGAGGTTAAAAAAGGAATGAAGCAAGGCGATAAAAATATGTTAATCGAATTACCTATCATTTTCCTAGACGTAAACCGTCAAGTTTAATAAGAAAACAAAAATACCGTCTTAGCTAGAGCGGACGGTATTTTTTAAAAAAAGACACTACAATATGGAACAACAAATCAACGAATGGAAAGAAAAGTACGGTGAAGTGTATGCACTTCCTGTAGAAGATAAAACGGCGTATTTGCGTGCGCCTAAAATGCTTGATTTTAAACGAGCTTTTACAGCCATGCAAAAGGATGGCGATTTAGCCTTTGGCGAAGTAATGCTCGAAGCCTTATTTATCGGCGGAGATGCTGAAATTAAGACAGACGATACTTATTTCTTTCCCGCGCGAAAAGAATTAGTAAGCTTCTTTAATTATGATGATGCAGAAGTTAATACGAAAGGACAAAAAAGCGAAATTATTATTAACGGTCATAGATGTCTAGTTCGTGTTATTACGCGTGATGATATAAAAACAGCCGAAAGGAGAAATCCAAGCGGCAAGCCTTTTGTTACTCAAGAAAAATTATTTGAAGCTATTTGCCTTGAAAAAGACGACGCTTATAATGATAGAAATAATGCCTCGGTAAGATTCCCTTTGTATCAGGCAATCGAAAAGTTGCAAAACACTAAAGTAGCAATCTTAAAAAAGCTTTAGAAGAGGCGGTTATTGATGCCGATGACGCCTCAGCATTTGAACTGGCTGAAAATATCAATTTAAGACTGTTCGATGCTTATTTACGGTATTATATGCACATTCCTAACCCTTCAAATTTGAATGATGAGGACTGGGCAATTGAAGTGCAAAACCTTCATTTTATTAGAAAAACAGAAAAAGAAAACTCACAAATTCCAACATAATGAACGCTTACGAATTTATTATAAAAATGCGAGATATGGCTAGTTCTTCACTTCAAAGAATGGCTAGTTCAGTAGGCGTTGCAGATAATAGAGCGAATAGATTAAACGATACGTTTGGGAAAGTAGAAAAATCATCGGCTAGTTTATCTAATCAGCTGAATAATATAAAAGGACTTATTGCCTCGGTTTTTGCCGTTGGCGCCATTATGAGCTTTGGCAATAAAGTCGTCGAAGCTCGGGCAGAATATGAAAAGTTTAATGCCGTTTTAACGAATACTTTTCAATCAGATAAGGTAGGTGCAGCTGCTTTAAATATGCTAACCGATTTTGCCACAAAAACACCATTCCAATTGAATGAGCTTACAGGCTCATTTGTAAAGTTGGTCAATCGTGGTTTTAATCCTACGGCGAACGAGTTAACGAAGTTAGGCGACTTAGCAAGCTCACAAGGGAAAGGTTTTGACCAATTGACAGAAGCAATGCTCGATGCACAAACGGGAGAGTTTGAACGTCTAAAAGAATTTGGTATTAAGGCTTCTAAAAATGGGGATAAAGTAATGCTTTCATTTAAGGGGGTGACGAAAGAAGTTAAAAACAACGAAAGTGCAATCCGTGATGCCCTGATGCAATACGGAGAAATGACAGGCGTGGCAGGTTCAATGAATGCAATATCTCAAACATTAGGTGGTAAAATTTCAAATCTTGCTGACCAATGGAATAATTTTCTTGTTGCTGTAGGCGGTGAATCGGGCGGGATTTTTACGGGAGTTATCTCCTTATTGAGTCAAGGCTTAGCATTCTTAACCACTTATTTACCTTATGTATCGCAATGGTTTGATATGCTATGGCAAACTATTAAACCTGTCTTTATTATGGTGGGTAAACTTATAACTGAATTTTTCGGTTTTGAATCTGCAGGTAATACACTACAAACCTTTGGTAACATTATGACAGGTGTTTTAATGGTGGTCGATTACTTCGTTACAGGCTTAATGTCGCCACTAGGTCAAGGATTGTTAAAACTTGTAGGCGGTTGGTATTTGTTGAACGGTGCGGTTGCGGTGTTTAACATGCTAATGGCGGTAAATCCTATCACTTGGGTGGTTATGGGTATTGTTGCTCTTATCACGGTTCTAGGATTGGTTATAAAATATACCGATGGTTGGGCACAAAGTTGGAAACACACGGTAAACGGAGCAAAACTCATTTGGCAGGTTTATGTCGATTATGTGAAAGCGCAATTTAACACTTTAGTAAACGGCTTAATGATTGGTATAGATAAAATCAAATTAGGCTGGTATAAGTTCAAGGAAGCGGTCGGTATGGGTGACAGCGGGCAAAATCAAAAAATGATTGCTCAGATTAATACTGATGTTGAAAATCAAAAGAAATCGTTTATAAACAGTTATAAAAAAATTGGAGAAACAGCTAGAAAAGCTAAAAATGAGTTTAGTCAAGTTGGTGTTACGTTTGACATGGACGGTGTTAAAAAAGATTGGAATAAGACAAAATCAATGTTCAGTGGCTTAGGTAAAAAAGATAGCAGTACATCAGCTTATGATGATTTTATAGCCAAACAAAAAAGCGGTGGTTTAATGGGTAAAGGCGGCGGAAAATCGGATGCCAAAAACCCTAAAAAATCGGATTCCATCGTTTCGGGTGGTTCTAAAATGACCCATATCACGGTTAATATTGAAAATGTAGGGACAGATACCGTAATCAATGTGGATAGTTCGGAAAAAGGCATCGACAAATTTCAAGAAAAAATTCAAGAAGCGGTATTACGAGTGTTTAACAGTATTAACCAAATGCAATCTATATAATGGAGTTTGATTTTAAAGAAATGACCGCACGTGCGCTTATTGATTATGTGGGTCCTCCATTTCCGCTTTGGTGGGCGAAAAATGGTCATAAATTCAATGCACCCGGATTGCATTTGATAAATGCGTTAAAGCTTGGTAAACCCTACTTCTTGCAACTTAAATTGTCGCATGAAGGCACGGAATATCAATTACCCAACGAGCCTTTAATCTCGTTTTCTTTAACAAAAACTATTGTAAAAACGGCAACGGTTGGAAAACGCAGAAAAGGCACGGTTAAGGAATATATTACAACAGAAGATTATACAATTACAATTCGTGGGTTATGTGTAAATGAAGATGACCCCGAAGAATACCCAGCCGAACAAGTGGCAATGCTGAAAGAGTTGGTTGATATTGATGATGCTTTGGATGTGGTAGATAATCCTTTTTTTGAATTGTTTGGCATTCGACGCATCGTAATTGAAGATATAAATTTTGATGAAATGATGGGCAGACCAGGACAACAAGCTTATTCCATTAAAGCGATATCCGACCAAGATTTTTACGCCGATTTAAACGATAGAGATAACCAAAAAGCAAATCTTTTAAGCTAATGTTTCTATTAACGTGTAAGGTTGAAATAGGAAATTATGTATTTCATCAAGTTAATGAGATAGAAATCACCAAATCGGTTGACGAAATGAGTGATACGGCAACTATCAAGCTACCAAAACGCTTTAAAGTACGTGATAACGGTGAGGATAAAGTAGTAGAAACGGCGATAAAAATAGGTGATAAAGTGATCATCACTTTAGGTTATAAAGGACATTACTCAGGCGTTGAATTTGTAGGTTATGTCAAAAAAATAAGCGCAAAAATACCCGTCGAAATTCATTGCGAGGATGCCATTTGGCTATTGCGACGTAAAAATATTACGAAAAGCTGGGAGCATTGTACGTTACGGGATTTACTCGAGGAAGTGGTGAAAGATACGCCTTTGCAACTGGCAGACAATATTCCAACGGTCAAACTTGATAAATGGATTATAAAAAACGCCAATGGTGCGCAAGTTCTGGAGTCTGTAAGAAAAGATTTGCTAATGAGTATTTTTATCAATGATGAAGGTAAATTGTATTGTGGCTTAGAGCAATTAATTAACGTTGGACAAACGGTAGTTTATGACCTCAATTACAATCTAGTTTCAAACGATTTGGATTATAAAACAGAAGAAGACAGGCGTGTAAAAATAGAATACGAGTACATCGACCCAAAAACCAACAAACGCAAGTTTGTTGAAGTGGGCGATGCTGATGGAGAAAAAAGAAGTTTCAAAACAAGCAAAGTCAGTAACGAAGCCGATTTAAAGAAAATGGCTGAGTCGGAACTTAAAAAAATGAAGTACGAAGGCTTTGATGGCGATGTGACCAGTTTTTTAATTCCGTATAGCACGAGAGGAATGAAAGCTAAGTTATTGGACAAAGAACGTCCGCAACGTGAGGGGAATTATTTTATAAAAAAAGTAGTAACCACTTTCGGAACTGCTGGCGCAAGGCGAAAAGTTTCGTTAGCAAATAAATTATAAAAATGGGGTTAGATTTAGAATTAGCAAGAGAAATACGACAATTAAAACAGCGGGATGTGGACACATTCCCTTGTGAAGTGGTTGCTGTTGATAAGACAAAAGGGATTTGTACGGTTAGTGATGAAACCTTACAATATACAGATGTACGGCTAACGGCAATTATCCAAGAAAACGCAAAGGCTTTTTTTCTTTATCCAAAAGTTGGAAGTCAGGTTTTGGTAAGTCCTATCAATGAAGATTTGACCAAGTTGTATGTAGAGGCTTACTCTGAAATTGAAAGTATGGAATTTTTAATTGAAGAAATGAAGTTCCAAATGGATGCAAATGGTTTTTTGCTTCAAAAAGAAAATGAAACATTAAAAGCATTGATAGTTGATTTAATTGATGCTATTGAAAATCAAAGCTACTCGGTAAGCACAACAGGAAGTGCTGCAGCGCAATCAGGAAGTACAACACTATTAAACAATAAGGCAGATTTTACAAAAATAAAGGAACGCTTTAAGCAGTTTTTAAAATGATTTTAAATGGGTTTTAAATGGAATTAGGAGTTTTTATCACATCAATTGTTGGTGCTGTAGGCAGTACAGGTTTTGTAACGTTTTTGTTTACACGAAGTAAATATAAAATTGAAGTTATCCAAGCCAAAGAAAATGCCGAAACCACGGCGATTGAAAATGATGTAAAATTATCGAATCATTACAAAGACATTTTAGATGACTTGCAAAAACGCTACGAAAACAAGTACCACGAATTTGAACAAATGATGGGGCGCAAGGTTCAAATTTTGGAAGAAGAAATAAAAATGCGAGATCGCAAAATAAAGCTTCTAGAGCGTGAGATTATAGAACTAAAAAGAGAAAACAAAAATTTGAAAAATGCAAAATCAAATCCAAATTAAACACAACCAAAGTTTATTGGACTTCACAGTACAAGAAAAAGGGACTATCGAAGCCTTGTTTGAGGTAGCATTATTAAACAATAAAAGCATTACAGATAATTTACTTGTTGGAAGCTGTTTAGAAAGTCCAAGTGCTACAATAGACAAACAAATAACGGATTATTTTAAGAACAAAAAATTAGTTCCTGCATCAGCACTAACCCAAACCCAAATCCAAAACTTAGAACCCCAAGGCATAGGCTATATGTCCATTGGTTTTGATTTTACAGTACAATAATATGGCAAGAAGCATCGAAGAAATACACGGGAATATGTTGGCAAACATTGCCAATCATCCCGACTTGCAAGAGTTAAACAGCACAAGTAAAACGGCAATTTACAGACTTTTTTGTTATATAGTAGCAGTAGCAATTTGGAGTTTAGAGCAATTGTTTTCGATTCATAAAATCCAAATCACCACCGCTATTTACGAGTACAAGCCTGGTACTTTACGTTGGTATAGAAATATGGCGTTAGCTTTTCAATTTGGGTTTAATTTAAAACCAGACGATGACCAGTTTAATAACCAAGGAGCGACAACCGAACAAATTGAAGCTTCAAAGATTGTAAAGTACTGTTCTGTTAAGGAAGGCTTAGAAAGTAGTAAGGTGATTTTGAAAGTGGCAGGTGAGCAAGGCGATAATTTGCGCAAGCTTTCAACAGATGAAATTAGAAGCTTCACCGCTTATATGAAAGAAGTAAGTTTTGCGGGTGTGAAACTTTTAATTATCAATAATCCAGCGGACAAATTACTGTTAAAAATGGACGTTTATATCGACCCACTATTATTTGATAGCAAAGGGACAAACGTTAGGCTTGGAAGTAAAACAGTAGAAATTGATTTAAAAAAATATTTAAAAAACTTACCCTTTGATGGTGAATTAGTGGTTAACGATTTGATTGCTCATCTTAGAAGTGTTGACGGGGTGATTAACGTAAACATAACTACCATTCAAAGCAGTTACTTAGATTTGACCACTAACACTTACACGCCTTTTACGGCTATAAATGTGAAAACGATCCCTTTGGCTGGGTATTTTGAAATAGATAATCAAAGCGTGTTTAAATATGTGGTTTGAGGTTGATTATAAGAAGTTAATAGTACTACTATTGCCTATAGCGTTACGAAAACGTAAAACGATTGCCTATTTACATTGCTTGGTTAAACCAATTGACGAGGTGTATTACCAATGGAAACAAAAAAGGCAAAGTGATTGGTATATGTTAAAACATAACGGGCAAAGATGCAAGTTACGAAAGGTTTTAAATGACGAACTAGACACCCGACAAAGGAGTATTCGGATTGACGATGGTACATCATTCAAACGGAAATACATCTATACAAAAGCAGAAAAAAAGCCTATTTATTTAGGAAAGGTATTTATTAACAACAAAACGGAATTTGAAAATACAGGGGTCGACTTTGTGGTTTTTGCACCAAAAGAGATTGTAGAACTAAACATTCACAAACTGAAATTTTTAATAAAATATTACAAATTAGCAGGTAAACGATACAGAATAGAAAAGATATGAATAAGCAAAATTTCAATCAATCAGAGGGCTTTCCGTTGGAAACGGAAGTATTAAACGATATGCAAACCGCCTACAATATATTTAACAGTCTAGGGAGTATAGCTGGAGATTTAGCTGTTATTTCAGGATGTGAAAATAATAATGGAGTAATATCAAATGGAGTAGTCTTTATAAATGGTGAAGTGTTGGAGTTTCGCGGGGGCAATCCTACGACTACCGTTATCATTGTTGAAACGCCCATAAAAAAAGAGTTTGAAAACGGCGAAGAAAAAGACGTTTTGTTTATTCGGTTTGCCACTTTTGGAATAGGAAATACGACTTACAACTGGTCGGATTTTAAACGCCCAAAATCAACTATTCAGTTGACAAAAGAGAAAGCAGAACAAACCGAGCTGGAAAAGCTAATCCAGCGTGTGAAACAATTAGAAGAAAGACCAATGGCAAACGTGCCTATAGGTATGATTGCTATATGGGGCAGACCATCTAACGAAATTCCCAAAGGTTGGGAAGAGTTTACACCCTTACACGGACGAATGCCACTGGGTTTTGACGGTAGTCAGTCAGATTATGACGCATTATTAGTTCCTTTAGGATCTCGCAAAAAAAAACTATCAAAAGAGCATATTCCAGAATTTAAATTCACAACGGGAACAATCGAACAAGAGGGGAACACAGATAGTTCTCCAGGCGGTGGCACCCCGTATTTCAAACCTTCACAACGAGATGTAAGTATTGGAACATCCGCGACCAATCAAATAGAGATTGATTTTTTAAACCCATGCTTGGTCGTACATTTTATAATTTATACAGGAAAATAAAATAATGATAGCAATCGATGTAATAAAAAGTTTTTTTAAAACAGGTTTGAAACCAACGCAAGACCAGTTTAGTGCTACGTGGGATTCATTTTGGCATAAAATGGACAAAATCCCTATTACGCAAATTGAAGGAATGGAACGAATTTTTGATGCTATAAACAATATTTCTCAAAACCAACAAAACATCCGCATCGTTCCAGTTGGGCAACTTCTAATATTTAAAGTTTCCCCAAATTCAAATAACAGCGTGTTAGAAAGAGGGGATTTTGTTAAAAGAATAATTGGCGATGTGTATATAGAGGGGGTGTATATAGACGGCGATATACATAATATATCCTCTTACGATATCGTAAATATGACAGAAATTAAACAATCATCTATTAAAATAATGTAAAAAATGAAACTATTGAATATATTTTGCGCTTTGGCTATCGGGATGATAGCAAACGCACAGACACACACTATTGTGAAACCCTTGAAATTGACCAGCGTACCCGCAGGCACAGGCTCAGAAAATATTTTAGTCCGTGATCATTCTGGAATGATCAAACAAGTCGATAAGCGTAGTATAATTGTCCCACCAACATTGCAAGGAATACTAACGACATCCTCTACATGCGAATATGGAACCGCCCTAGATAATAAAACAACATTTAAAGAAAATGGTCTTGAGTTTAGCGATTCATTTTCTTCTTTAGAACTGACAAACACGAAGATCTCTTTCCTAAACAAAGAAAAAAATAAACATATAGCGATCATTCCTAGCGATAACAACACGGAAGGGATTTTTAAACTTCCTAGCTTACAGGGTACCGCAATTGTATTATCTGTAGATAATGAATCAGCAACACAGGGGAACTTGTTTATAAAAACTATCGATGCCGTCCGCTATTTATGTTTAGGTTTAGGTGGGGAAATCATTAAAATAAAAATTGAAAAATAATGGGATTAATTTTTAAAAACTGGAAAACCACGTCGGCTGGCGTTGTTTCCATAGCATCAGGAGTTTTATTATTCGTGAATGATAAAACAAAAATTATTGAATCTTTAACGGCTGTACTTGCAGGTATTGGTCTAATCTTTTCGCAAGATGCAGTAAAGTAATTTCTTTCGGAGGGAAGAATAAAAAAAGTCCTCCAACAAATTAAAAACTTTCCTAGGGTATTTTAAATTAGCAACAAAGCCACCGTTGGAGGACTAAAAGTCTTCTTAATGGTGGCTTTACTATTTAAAACATTCCTAGGAGTTGCAAAGATAATCATCAAATTTAATTAATCAATCATCAATCAAAAAAAATCAAGAAATGAAAAAAGTTTTTTCAAGTGCACCCCTTCCTTTCATGGGGCAAAAACGCCAATTTTTAAAGAAATTCAAACCAGCTTTAAACGATTTCCCATCTGATGCAATTTATATAGATATGTTCGGCGGTTCGGGTTTACTTAGTCATACCGTTAAAGCGTTTTACCCAAATGCCACAGTAGTTTACAATGACTTCGACGGCTATAGCGAACGCTTGGCAAACATTGATAAAACCAACGTTTTACTAAGTGATATTAGACAAATATTAGCAAACCACCCAAAAGACAAAATCATTAAAGAAGAAGCGCGTAAGGAAATTTTAGAGCGGATCAAATTAGAAGAAGCAAAAGGATACGTTGATTACATAACGATATCAAGCTCAATTCTATTTTCAATGAACTATGCAACTTGCTATAATGAGATTGAAAAGTCAACGCTTTACAATTGCGTGCGCCAATCCAACTATACCGCAGAGGGTTATTTAGACGCAATAGAAGTCGTTCAAATGGATTACAAAGAGCTTTTCAAAAAGTATAAGGATTGTAAAAACATTGTGTTTTTGGTCGACCCACCGTACTTATCTACTGACGCAAGCACCTATAAAGGCTATTGGAAGTTAAGGGATTATTTGGACGTACTAAACGTGCTTGAAGGTTCGAATTACTTTTATTTTACTTCTAATAAAAGTCAAATTGTGGAGTTATGTGAGTGGATTGAAAGCCGTTCGACTTTAGCGAATCCTTTCAATGGCTCTAAAATGGAAACAATGAATACAAATGTTACTCATCAATCGAGTTATACAGATATAATGATTTATAAGCTTGCTGGATAA